CCGCACGAAGTGATCGATTGGCTGCTGGCGCAGAACGAGACGCTCGAAAACCAGATCAAGCGCGCACTCGATCACTGGACGGACGGGCAGGAATTGGGCGTCTGGGCCAAGTTAATCACTGGGATCGGCCCGGTGATCACCGCCGGGCTGCTGGCGCATATCGACATTACGCGCGCGCCGACGGTGGGCCATATCTGGTCCTTCGCCGGGCTGAATCCTGAGCGCAAATGGGAGAAGAAGACGAAGCGCCCCTGGAACGCGCAACTGAAGACGCTGTGCTGGAAGATCGGCGAGTCGTTCGTGAAAGTCTCGGGCAACCCGAAAGCGGTCTACGGCGCGATCTATGCGGAGCGGAAGCTCTACGAGCAGCAGCGCAACGACGCTGGCGGCTGTTCTGTGCAAGCTGCGGCCATTCTCACTGAGAAGAAAATCGGCAAGGATACGGAAGCCTTCGGGCATCTAAGCGGCGGGAAGCTGCCGCCCGCGCAGATCCACGCCCGTGCCGAACGCTATGCCGTGAAGCTGTTTCTGGCGCATTACCACCATGTCGCGTATCGCCTGCACTACGGCACGGAGCCGCCGAAGCCGTACCCGATTGCCATCCTGGGCCATGCGCACGAAATCGAGGTGCCAAACTGGCCCATGTAGCCATACTCAGAGAGAGAACCATGGTTAGTGAGCGAGCCAATTTCTTGGAGAGAACCAGAGATCAGGAGCGAGCCACGTTGGATGAGTGAACCAAGTTTGTAGAACGAGCCATGGGACTAGAGAGACCAAATACCATGAGCGAGCCAGCGCATTGGAGTGGACCAAGATGCTGGAGCGAGCCATTCTACACGAGAGAACCATTGGATCGGAGCGAGCCAAGCGAAGCGAGAGAACCAAGGAATTTGAGCGCCTGATCTAATGCCTGATCCCGACTGGAACGCGATCGCCGAAGCGGCCTACCAGGCTTATGCACTGATCGTACGTGCGGAACAGCAGCCCCTGCCGGTGCCCGAGTGGGAAGAGCTGCCCCCGCGCCACCAGGAAGCATGGCGCGAAGTGGGGCGCACGGTGTGTGAATTGTGCGGCAGCGCGGCCGCAACCTAAATTCGAAAGGAAACAGAAAATGCCCCGAATTGTATTTCTCGGTGATGCGGTGTCGTACGCAGGACCGGGCGGCGCCGGACCCTACGCTGCGCTGGTCATCGCCGCCTACGCGGACGGCTCGGCCGATCTGCGCGTCTTTAACGGTTACTGCGAAGCGACCACTGACGTCCAGAAAGCGCCGCAATCGGACGACGCAACGCCCGGCACGTTCTGGTATACGAAAGGCGCCAAAGGCGCGGGACGCCTGGCGCAGCCGCTCAACGATTCGACCGACACGACCGTCGCGCTCGAGAACGGCTCGGACGTCGCGGCGTCGGGCGACAATCTGCTGATCGACGACGAATACATGACGGTGACGAGCGTGATCAACGCGAACAACCTCGCGGTTGCTCGTGCGCAGGGCGGTAGTAGCATTGCCGCGCATGACCCGCCGGCGGTGGTCAAAATCGGCGTAGCTCTCCCGTCGTAGTTTTTATGCCAGACGAAGCAACACAAACTGCGGTCACCAACTTCGCGGAATACGAAGCCGCAGGGGGCAAGGTTCCTGCGCCCGCACCGGAGAAAGCGGCAGAACCCGTAGAACCCGTAGAAACGGTAGAAAAGCCGGAGGCGGAAGCAGAGCCGGAAACCACGGAAGAAGCGCAGCCGAAGCCTGGCACGGCGCAGCCGCCGAAGAAGAAGCTGTCGCTGTCTGACGAGCACGCCAAGCTGCTCCGCGAAGTGACGGAACTACGCCGCGAGCGCCGCGAACTGCAAGCTCCAGCGGCCGCCGTAGCAGAGACCAAAGCTGAGCCAGCGAAACCGGCAACGACGAAGCCGGATCGCGGACCGCGCCCGCGCATCAGCACCTGGGCGGGAGACCTTCCGAGTTACGAGGAAGCGGCGGAAAAATGGGACCAGCAGGAGCGCGCAGACATCAAGGCAGAAGCAGTTCAGGAATACGAAAAGCGCGAAGCGGAGCGCCAGGCGAAAGCCGCGCAGGAGCGCATCAACGAAACCTACGGGCAGAAGGTTACCGAGCACGTCAAGGCGCACCCGGAGTACACCGAGGAGATCGGGCAAACGCCCATGTCGGAGTTGATGGCGAACATGGTGCTGCACCACGGCCCGGCGCTCGGCCAGCGTCTGATCGACAACAAGGAAGAAGCGAAGCGCATCACGCAACTGCCGCGCGATATCCAGATTTTCGAGATGGGCAAGCTGTACGCGCAAAGCGCGCAGAACGGCAACGGCACGCAACTCGAACCGGAAGCCGAAGCGCCGCAGCCTGTCAAAGTGCCGGCGAAACTGAGCGCCACCGGCGGCTCTACGTCGGTGATGGCGCGGCCCGATCACGGCGCAAAAAGTTATGCGCAGTGGGAAGAGCTTGAACGGCGTTTAGCCAAACGGAAGTAAGAATGTCAGCCGCGCGGCTTCGTCCGCATTTCACGTCGCAGAATCGCATTGATTCGTCCCTGGTAGCCCGGTCCCTGCTGCTTCAGCCAAGCCAGCACGTCCGCATCGATCCGCAAAGCAATGGGTTTTTTGATCGGGCGATAAAACTTGCCGACCACGGCGTTCTGCCATTTTGGGTCATTCGGGTCCTGCAGCGGAATATCGGAAAAATCAACCTTCGAATCCGGCATTCTTTTCAAAGCCTGGACCTGGCGGTTGGCAGCTGTCTTCTTCATGCGGCTACCTGGTGCGCAGAAATCCGGCGACGGACAGGTCCTCGTCGAGTTGCGGCCAGTGGATGCCATCTCCGCCGGGCAGAATTTCGAAGTGCTGCAACTGTTCCGGGGTGGCATTGGCGAGAGTGGCAAAGTAGGCCAGGGGAACCGTGATTTCGCGGCCATCCTCCAGCCGGACATGGATTGCCCCCTCCGGGAAGGTGACTTCCACGGCACGAGCGGAAAATTCAACGGGCAAAATGCGCATTCCAGGCCTCCAGCAGTACGGTTTGATGGTCCCGGACGATATGGTAAATCCGGTTCAGAATAGACGCAAGCCACCTATGATTTCTCGCCGAACCGAAAAAACAACCTTAATGTTAGGTAAAATAGAAGCAGGGCAACAAACGTTAGCGCGTTCATTGCCCCTCACCAACACATCGCCAATGGAGGGCGACATGTGGCTAACCCTATTCAAACACCCCTCGTATTTAACGAGATCGTCTCGCAGCAGGAAGCTCGTGCCCAAGGCCTGCGCTGGTACTTTACCGGCAAGCCCTGCAAGTACGGGCATATTGCGGAACGCGGAGTGAGTCACGGTGTTTGCCGCGAGTGCAACCGACTGACCGGGAGCAATGCTGACAAGCGCGTGTACCGTGCGGAATGGGCAAAGCAGAACAAAGAAAAGCTGCAAGCCTACCTGAAGAAGTATCGCGCCGAGAAGAAAGACAAGTTGACGGCGCAAATCCGCGAATGGAAAAAAGCGCATCCCAAGTCGCACGCCGAACACAAGAAGCGTCAAAGCGAAGGACGTCGGCAGCGCATGATCGCCAAAGCCGGAAGGCCGCAGCCAGATGCATGTGAGATTTGCAGTAAAGCGACGGATACGCTATGCTTCGACCACTGCCATCAGACAGAAGAGTTTCGCGGCTGGCTGTGCCAGCAATGCAATACAGCACTCGGCATGGTGCAGGATTCGCCAGAGATTCTGCGCCGCCTTGCCGCCTATCTGGAACGTAGTTAGTTCTTTCAGTTCGGCGACACTGTCAAATCGCCCCATCCGTAATCGCCCGCTTCCGGAAAGCGGTTCGAAGGCAGTACCTACTGCCTGAACCATCCACCCGAAAATCGTCACAAACGGAGACAATCCCCATGTTTAATCATCAAGGAGATCACCTCGGGCTGACGTCTTTCCAGGAGCGAATCGATGCCTAATACATTCGTTAACACCCAAGTGGTGCTCTGGAAGACGTTGGCCCGTTGGTGAACGCTCCCCTTCGGCTTAGTCTGAGGGGGAGACACCAACTGGAAAAACAACTTAAAATTCGCCCGCAACGTCGATCATTCCTATTCGGATGAGTTCGGCGCTACCGTCGGCAGCCATAACAAGCCCGGCCAAACCATCCAGGTTCCCAAACCGCAGCGCTTCACCGTCAACGCCTCGCAGGCCGCGGTGTTTCAGGGCATCACGAACCTGACCACGCCGCTCACCATGTCGATCCAGGCCAACGTCGCCTATCAACTGTCGAGCGCGGAGCGCTTCTTAAACGCGGATCATATGTACGAGAAGTACGGCAAACCCGCTGCGGACGCCTTGAGCAATTACGTCGATTACCAATCGTTCCTGTTCGCCGTCAACACGTCGCCGAACTTCGTCGGCACGCCCGGCACGGCCCCGACCGACAACGGCATCTATCTCGATGCGGGCGTCATGCTCGACAACTTCGACACGCCCATGAACACCACCGACCGCATGGTCATCGTCTCGCCGCAGATGATGGCGAACGCCGTGAAGAAGGATCAAACCCTGTTCCATGCGGGTCAGGAAATCGAGATGCAGTACCGCACCGGAACCGTCGGCGAGGCGCATGGCCTGCAGTGGTTTAAATCGCAGAACACGCCGACCACGACGGCCCCGACCTACGCCGGAGCGCCGGTTGTCTCGGGCGGCGCGCAGACCGGCTCGACGCTCGCGACTAGCGGCTGGACTTCCGGCTCGCTGCCCGCCGGGACGCGCTTCACCATCGGCTCAGGCGCCACTGCAGTGAACACCGTGAACGCGCAATCGCGCCAGTCGATCGGTGCGCTGCAGTCGTTCGTCGTCACCACGACCACCGCGCTCACCAGCGGCACGATCAATATCCCGGTCTATCCGGCGATGTTCTCGACCGGCCAGTATCAGAACATCAGCCAGGCCCCGCCCGCCGGCGCCACGCTCAACGTCTGGGTGGCAAGCGGCGGCACGACACCGATCACCACCGGCCTGGCCTTCCACGAAAAAGCGTTTGCTGTCGTCTACGGCAAGCTCGACGTGCCCGATAAAGGTGTGATCGAAGCCTACGGCGACACCGACCCGGAAACCGGCGCCTTCATGCGCTATATGCAGTACCTAGACGGTGATAACGACCAGTGGAAGGTCCGTTGGGACGTTCTTTTCGGGTACGGAGGATTATATCCAGAATGGAGCTGCGTAATCGCTAGCTGACAACAACTTACAGACATGTCCTGATCCATTACATCAGGACATGTCTGTATGTCCCACCGTACTTTTTAGATCGATTCTCATAGCGGGAGGAGCCATCCAAACACTCACCTCCAGCGAGAAACCACCGAACTCTCGTGAGTCCATTTCCTCCCGCTTTCTTTTCGTAAAGGAGACATAGCCTATGCCGGAATCCCATGTGCGCGCGCAGGGCTCGACGCGCGATGCCATTAAAGAGTTTTTCGCCGCCGAGCAGCGCAACGCGGAGAAGATCGAGAAGTTCCACCGCGGCCTGCCGGACGATGCCGAAGTGCCGCCCTACCTCTACCAGGAGTTCCCCAAGGCGCTGTATGCGCTGGACGGCGACACCTGCGTGGTAAGAAGCGCCGCGGAAGAGCGCGAGAAGGTCGCCGACGGCTGGTACGCCACGCTCGCCGAACAACTCGCTGCGCGCGAATCTTTGGAAGCGGATCTGAGCCAGCCGGAGGAATCCGAAGAGTCCGCTGATGCAGCGCCGCCCGTGAAGCGCAGTCATAAGAAGAAAGTCGCCTAGATGGCAAGCCCTCCCGACGAGCAACTAAGCTCGACTTACTTAGATTTATTAACCCTGGCCGCGGGCGAGCTGAACCTCGTTGCGCTCGGCGACGATCTGGCCGCGCAGCCGGCGCTCGCGCAGCGGCTGCTCGACCGCCTGACGTGGATGGTCGATTCCTGGAACCTGAAGCCGGGATTGGTTCCCTGGTATCAGAGGCAGGTTTTCAACCTGGTGCCCGGCCAGCAGTCGTACCTGATCGGCACGCACGCGCCCGACTGGGATGCGCCGCGGCCCATCCGGCTCGATCCGAACGCGACCAACCTGCTGCTGACGAATCCCTCGAACCTGGGCTGGCCAGACGGCGCGCAGGCCGGCTGGTATCCGGAGCTGATCGAGGTGAACGCCCTGCCGCAGGGTGCGCCGCCCTACACGGTGAACGTGAACGCGACGCTCGTGGGCAGCTACCCGGTCACGCTGTACGTGAACAGCGGAACCGGCTCGCCGTTCGCGTCCGGCCTGAACCCGCTTCGTATTCCGCTCGCGGTGCTGACGGTCCAGCAGTGGGCGAACATCTCGCTGCCGCAGCTTGCGATTACCTTCCCGCAGGCCTGCTATCTGGACCGTTCCGTCAGGACCGGCACGAATTCCACAACCGGCCTGCCTTACTACGCCTCGCGCTTCCACGTCTGGGGCGTGCCGACGACCGTCAACCAGATCGAACTGTTCTACTGGCAGGCGCTGACGGTCGGCAACCTGACTGATCCCGTCAACGCGCCGCCGGGTTATTTCCGGGCATTGTTCCTGAATCTGGCGGTGGAGATCGCTTCCGGCTTCGGTGTGACGCCGAGCGCGTTGACGCTGCGCAATGCCGCGGATGCCTTGGGCGACGTCAAGGAGCTGAACGCGCCGGACGTCTCCATGCGCCCCGATCCGGGGATGCCGATGACACCGGGCGCACGGTATCTGACGCGGGCGCAGTTTTTAAGCGGAGTGTTCTAACTATTTGACTTTGACCAGGCCGGTGCGCTCTTTAAGCGACGTGATGTCGCGGTCATGTTCTCGGAGAAGCGTATCGATGCCGTCCAGGTGTTTTATGATTTCGTCCAGACGTTTGTTGACCGCCGCAAACTGTTGGGTGACCGCCTCTTTAAATTCCTTGAAACGCTTGTCTTCCCGCCAGACTGCGAATAAAACGGCCAGGATGACGGGTAATCCGACCTGAAAGAACGGCTGTTGAAACCAAGGCATAAATATGTGTCCCGATTCTAACAAGCAACTAGCATGCCACTCGTCGATTTAGCCGGAGCGATCGGGCCCACGTATACGGGTGTCGCCGCAGCCGCAGCCGGCGAAAAGTGCGTCAACCTGATTCCCGAGAAGATCGAGGCCAACGGCAAAGCCGCGTTCTACTACACGAAAGCGCCGGGACTGTCCTCTCCGGTCGCCGTGCCCGGCGGCACGCCGATCTCGATCGCGCAGAACACCATCGTGGTGGGCGTGGGGATTGCGAGGAACGGCGTAGCGCTCGATGCGGGCAACGGCGGCATCGCAAACAATGGCGCAGTCGTGACCTTGCCGACTCCCGGCCCCGGCGTCATGGCGGGAACCTACATCAACAGCAGACGATTCCTCATCGTTGCGGACGAACTGTACGAGCTGACCGGCTCCGCGCCGCCCTTTACGCCCGTGGCGCTCGGACCTACCGGGCCGTGTATTGGGCCGTATGTGCGCTACTCGATCGCGGTGAACATCCGCGGGAACCAGTTGTGCATCGCGTCGAACAACGTCACCTCCGTCTTCGATCTGACCACGAACACCTTCCATACGCCGGTCACGACGCCGGAAGTCTTCCTGCAGGTGGACGAATCGGACGGTTATTTTTTGGGCCTCGCCGCCAGCGGCAACTTTTACATCTCGGCCTTTCAGGACGGCACGACGTGGAACCCGCTCGACTTCACCTTCGAAGAGACGCCGGACCTCACGATGGCGTTCAAGGTGTGTAACCGGCGCATCTGGATGTTCGGCTCGAATCATACCGAGTGTTATGTCGATTCGGGCGACCCCGATTTTCCGTTCACGCGCGACCAGTCGGTCTATATCGAGTCGGGCGCCTATCGCAATTCGCTGGTGATCGCCGACGACATGATCTACGGCATTGCGGTGAACGCGCGCGGCGCGGGCTGGGCCTTTCGCCTGGCGGGCATCACGCCGCAGCGCCTCTCGACGCATGCGGTCGAAACGTCCTGGCAGGCGTATCCGACGGTGCGTGACGTCAGTGTCCGCAGCTATCAGGAGAACGGGCACGAGTTCGTGCTGTTCGATTTTCCTTCCGGCAATGCCACCTGGGCGTACGACATCGCAACCGGGATGTGGACCGAGCGCGGCGTGTGGAACGGCACGGGCTGGGACCGCGACTGGGGCGAGACGCACATCTACGATGCGGCGCTCGAGCTGCACCTGGTCGGCGATTACCGCAATTCGTACGTGTATTTGCAGGGCCTGAACTATTACGACTTCAACGGCACGCCGATCAAGTGGTCGCGGCGCTTCCCGCACGTCAACGCTGATCAATCCGGCGTGCTCTACGATCTGGTGCGCTTGATCCTGCAAACCGGCGTGAACGGAACGCTCGCGGCGGGAACGCCCGCGACGATCACACTCGCGAAATCGGACGACGGCGGCTATACCTGGACGCAGCCGCTGCGGCCCGCATCCATCGGCGCGGCAGGCGCATACAACAAGCGCGTCGATTGGGTGGCGCTCGGCTATGCGACCGATCGCGTGTTCGAAATCTCGGGCTCGGACCCGATACCGCAGGCCTTGATTGCACTCAAGGGCAACGTGCGGCCCTGCTTTAACTAACCACCGTGCCCACCAGTACCACGCAATTCTGGCCCTATCAGGCGGTCTATAGCTGGTCGCGCGGCGACGGCACGCTCACCGATCAGTCGCGCCTGTGGCTGAATGCGCTCTACCGCACGGTTGCGACGAACGGCGGCGGGGGTGGTGGCTCATTCACGGCGGGCGGCGACCTGTCCGGAACCAATACCGTGCAGACGGTGATCGGGCTACAGGGGAATCCGGTCAGTGCGACAGCACCCACGAACGGGCAGGTGCTGACCTGGGTTTCGGTCGATGGCATGTGGGAGCCGAAATCGGTCACGGTCCCGGTGCTTCCGCTGGTGGTGCGCGAAACGCCCGCGGGAACGATGAACGGGACAAATACTGCGTTCACGTTGAGCTTCGCTCCGAATCCTGCGGCTTCGCTTACGCTCTGGCTGAACGGCGTCGAGCAGATCCCGACGGCGGATTACACCCTGACAAGCGCAACGCTTACGTATGTAGTAGCGCCGAAAAGCGCGGACCTCATGATCGCGCAGTACAGCCACTGATATGCCTTCCTTTGTCTACTGGCGGCTGCTGATTTATGGCCCGAAAGGCCAGGACGTCGCGATCACGGAATGGAAATTCTTCGACAGCGGCAGCGCACAGATCGCCACTACGTCAGGGACCGCATCCGCCTCGAGCAATAACGGCGGCGAGGGTCCGGCCAATGCCTTCGATGCGAATACCTCGACCATTTGGACGCCGAATCCTGCGCCCACCTTCGCCAGTCCGCAATGGATTCGCTATCAATTCCCGTCGGCCGTCACGCCTGCGACCTATTCGATTCAGAACCGCAATGCGTCTTCACCGCTCTGGGCGCCGGACAACTGGAGCCTGCAGGGATCAAACGACGGCACGACCTGGACCACGATCGGCAACTACAGCGCCGCCTGGACGACCGCGCTGCAGACCAATACGTTCACGGTCGGACCCTATGGCCTGGGTGATTGGTATCGCTTGCTGATCACCTCGGTCGCTTCGGGCGCTGGCAATCATTGCCGCGTCGGGCAAGTGGTGTTTAAAGATGGAACGGGCACGGCGATCTCGCTGGTCAACGGATACTCCAATGCCTCGACCTGCATTATAGGGACAGACAATGGATCGGCGGATGCCTTCGATGGGCTGCCATCGTCTGGGCAGTGGGAATCAAACAATTCTCCGAGCGTCGGCGCGCCCGAATGGCTCGGGTATCGGTTCTTTGCATCTGCCAATGTCGCCTCGTTTGACTTATATGCCGGAAATGATTTCCTGTTCAACAATGCGCCGGCGAATTTCACTCTACAGAGGAGTATCGATGGCGGGGCGACCTGGGTCACGGCCGGAACCTATACGGCGGCGGCATGGACACAGGGGTCGAAACAGACTTTCGGCGGCATCGTTCTTCCCCCCCCACAACGCGGCAATATCGACTACGACCAGATCCGCACGGCAGTCCGGCTGGGAACGGGCAGCAAGTTCCAGATGGCGGGCACGGGTACGCCTACGGCAGGCCACCTGGCTATCTACGATGCGAACGGCAACGTAATCGACGGCGGTGCGCCGAATACCGCAACGGGAACCGTCACGTCCGTCGCGCTCACGATGCCCGCCGAGTTCGCGGTCGCAGGCTCGCCGGTCACGACGGCCGGCACGCTGGCGGTCACGAAAGCGACGGAGGCGCCCAACAGCGTGTTCGCCGGGCCGTCTTCCGGTGCTGCGGCGCAGCCTACGTTTCGGGTCCTGGCATCAACGGATCTGCCGGCCGGGACCGGGACGGTGACGAGCGTGGGGTTGTCTACGCCCGCGGAGTTTACGGTGACGGGTTCGCCGGTCACCGCCAGCGGCACGCTGACCTTCGCCAAAGCCACCCAGAGCGCGAATACGCAGTATGCAGGACCGTCTTCGGGAGCCGCGGCAGCGCCTACGTTTCGCGCGTTAGTTGCGAGTGATATTCCGCAAGGAATTATTAAAGTGAACGGCACGCCGGTCGGCGTGTAGAGGAGATTAAAGCATGAGTGTTGTGAATTACAATGACACGACGCCCGCCGCGCCGGCTACCGGGGTTGTCAATATCAAATGGCAGAGTGACGCCTCCGGCAACATCTCGGCCTATTCCCCGATCGGCAATTATCAGACGTGGACGCCGCCGGTGAGCGGCTCGGGCGCCATGACGGTCTCGATCAGCTCCCTCATTGCCGCGCAATACCTGCGTGAGGGCCCGATCCTCCACATGAATCTCAGTCTGAACCTCACGCTCGGGGGCACATTGGGCAGCGTGGTCTTTATCGGGATTCCGGTGGCGCTGTTCGGGCCGCAGGTCGGATTTCCCTGCCTGCTCTCCAGCGGCTCCAATTTTACCGGCCCGGCGCTCGCGACCTTTGTCAATTCGTCCACCCTGCAGGTCGTGCAAGCCGCCGCCGCCAATTTTCCGGCGGGCGTCATGAATTTCATCATTACCGCGAGTTACCGCGTGGCTGCCTGACGGCGGCGCATCTCGCTATACGTCATGCGCACGAATCCCCAGGCTTTCGCGATCCCGCCGTTGGCCCGCATCATGCGCAGATCCCGCGCGAGCGGCCAGTCGTGCCGGTCGAGATACGCCAGCAGTTCTGTGAATTCGTCGTCCGTCAGCGGTCTGTCGTCCGTGATCGCCTCTTTGGTATCCATGCCGCCTCTTAGGATATGACAGCATGATTCGGCCTGCCTGTGCAGCGGACGTGCCGCGTTTGGTCGCGATGGGGCGGCGCTTCCGGAGTGAAACCGGCTATGCGAAGCACCTGGCCGAGAACCCGGACAAGATGGCCGAACTCGCTGGGCAGCTCGCGAAGGCTGGCGGATTGCTGGTCTCAGAACGTAACGGCGAACTGGTCGGCATGCTCGGCTTTGTGGTCTACCCGCATTTCATCTCGGGCGAAACCACCGCTGGCGAAGTGTTCTGGTGGGTCGAGCCAGAGCATCGCGGCGAAGGCGTCAAACTGCTGCGGGAAGCGGAACGCTGCGCACGCACGGCGGGTGCGGCCAAGATGCAGATGATTGCGCCGACCGATCGCGTCGCGACGCTGTATCAGCGGCTTGGCTACGAATTCGTGGAAGCGTCGTATCAAAGAGCGCTATGAGCGTGCCGGGTCTGGTCGTCGAACACTTCGCGCCGGACGCGCTGGAAGTGCGCGCGGCAGTGATCGCCGGACGTTTCGAGACGCAGCAGGGGCCGGACGGCGGGACCTATAGCGGCATCTCGGACTATGCCGTCCCGCACTGGCCGGAACGCATCGGCGAGGTATTGGGAAAGAAGGTTCTTCCCCAGTTGTCCTGTTTCCGGCTGAACCTCGCGGGCGAGCTGCCGCATAGTTGGGTGCATTCCGACGACATCTGCGCACAGTATGCCAGCGTGCTGTACTTGAACACGCCGGAACAGTGCGCGGGCGGCACGGCGTTCTGGACCCACCGGGCGTTAGGAGTGAGCTACCTGCTGTCGCGCGAAGAACTGGCCGCGCGCGGCATGGATGCCGATGCGTTCTATCATCTGATGAACCGCGAATGGAAGGATGCCGACGCCTGGCGGCAGACCGGGTTCCTGCCGATGCAGTTTAACCGCTTCGTGACGTACCCGACGTGCTTCTTCCACTCGCGCTATCCGTGGGAAGGCTTCGGCACGGGACCCGCGGACGGGCGTTTGATCTGGGCCTGTTTTTACGATTTGGCCTGAAGGAGAGTAAGAGATGAGTGTAGCGACCTCGACAGCCATTGCGCTGGGCGCGACGGCAGCGGCTGGAGTCGGCAGCGCCGCCCTCGGCGCGCATGCCGCCGGCAAAGCCGCCGATACGCAGTCCGATGCGGCACGATACGCCGCAGACCTGCAGAACCAGCAGTTCCAGCAGCAGCAGGCAAATCTGCAACCCTGGCTCCAAGCCGGGCGCGGCGGGTTGCAGCAATTGTCGGCGGGACTGCAGCCGGGCGGCGCGTTCGCGCAGCAACCCTATCCGCAGTTTCAACCCTCGGGAGCTGCGCAGCAGGCGCTCAATCCGGCCGGATTCACGCCCACCGGAGCGGCGCAGAATGCACTGCAGCCCGGCACGTTCCAGGCACCGACCGCGGAGCAGGCGGCAGCGACTCCCGGCTATCAGTTCCAGTTCGATCAGGGATTGCAGGCGCTGCAGCGCTCGCAAGCCGCAACCGGCGCGCTCGGCGGCGGTGCCGCGAAAGCCGCGCAGCAGTATGGGCAGGGACTGGCGTCCACGAACTATCAGCAAGCGTATGGGAACGCGCTGCAAGCCTACAACACAAACCAAGGAGCCGCGCAGACGGCCTTGGCCGGGCAGAGCGGCATCTACGGGCAGAACCTCGCCGCGGCGCAGAATGCGCTGCAGGGACAGGCCGGTCTCTACGGCACGAACTTCAATACGCAGAACCTGCTCCAGAACCAGGCCTTCAGCCGGCTGGCGGATCTGGCCGGAGTCGGGCAGACGGCGACCACGCAGCAAAATCAGGCCAGCCAGAACTACGCCAACCAGGCCGGGAACCTGCTGACCAGCGGCGCAGCAGCGCAGGCCGCCGGAAACATCGGCCAGGCGAACGCCATCGCAGGAGGTTTGGGAACCATCGGCAACAGCGCCATGAACCTGTATGCGCTGAATTCGATCTACGGACAGCCGGGAGCCGCTAAGATGCCGAACGCTCCCGACCTCAGTCTGACCTCGCCCGTCGGCGGCGCTGGTGTGCTGAACGCCGGCCAGTACGGAGCGCTTCCGGGTGCGCCGGGTTACACCCCAGGCGGCGGGACTCCGGTTCTCGGCTCGCTCTCCAGTTACGCCGGCAATTACAATCTGCCGGGCTACATAGGATAACGTCATGCCGCTTGATCCCAACATCGCGCTCGGCTTTCAGCCGCCGCAGCTTCAGAACCCGCTCGCCTCGATTGCGCAGGTGCAGGCGCTCAAGAACCAGCAGCAGCAGGCGCAACTGGGTGGTCTCGAGCTGCAGCAGAAACAGACCGAATTGCAGCAGCACCAGCAAGTGATTCAAGCCTTTCAGCAATCCGGCGGCGATCTCGACAAAGCCATCGCTACGCTGCAGTCGCAGGGCAATCCGCAGGCCTTCACACTGCAGCAGAACCGTGCCGCTGTACAGAAATCCCTTGAGGACACCCGGAAGGCGCATCTCGATAACGTCGCGCATACGGCAGACATGGTGAGCCGCAGCGCGCAACAGGTGCTGGACGCAAAGCCTGAGGTCCGGCCTATTGTCTATCAGGGACAGAAAGCCTATTTGGAGTCGAGCGGCCTAGTCCCGCAAGGGCAGCTTCCCGCTGAGTATACCGGGCCGGACATGGACTCGTGGTTGCAAACCAAGGTGGCGCAAGGGCAGAGCCTTAAGGACCGCGTAGACACGCTGAAGAACCAAAAGGAAGGCGCAGCCGCAGAGGCATTAACTACCCAGAGGCAGCAGGAGACCACTGCCAAGCAGCGCACCGACGCGCTCAATACGCTTTCGGCGGCGGCGAGCCCGGAGGACTTTCAACAGAAGATCGCGGGTCTCAAGGCGCGCGGTGTTTCGGATGACGTGCTAAAGGAATTTAGCGGACAAACATGGACGCCGGAATTGGGGCAACAACTTCAGACCCAAGCGCTCACGCCGGAGCAGCGCACCACTGCGCCGAAGACAGCCGCGGAGACCGAGGCCGCGCAGGTGAAGAATGCGGCGCTGTCCTTGGCGCAAGCCGCCAGTCGCTCGCCGGCCGAATATCAGAGCCTGTTGGCGCAGCAGCCGCCAGCCGTACAGAAGCGGTTCGCTGCGCTCGGCGCCAGCCCAAAATTTAACGACATCCTACAGGTCGGCATGACGCCGGCGGAAGCGCAGACGGCGGCGAACGAGCGTGGACGCTTGGGCATTGCGCAGCAGGAACTGGCGCTTCGGCAGCAGGAGGTCGGCTTCGAAACGGGCGGCGGCGTCTCGCCCATTGCACAGGGCATCGTCGATGGAATTTACGATCCGCAAACTGTGCGCATGTTCGTGCGGAAGAATCCGGGTCTCTTAGCGCAAGCGCAGCAACTCGATAAAAACTTCGGCATGGACCGGCTGGATCAGCGTTACAACGCGGTCAACAGCCTGGCTCCCGGCGGGAAGGGCCAGAGCCACACGGCCATCCTCGCTCTGAATACGCTGGCGCATCATGCCGATATCGGACTCGATGCCATCGACGCCCTGAACCACGGGAAGTTTGTACCCGGCAATGCCGCCTATGACTATATCCGGCAGCAGACCGGCTCGGCGGCTCCCAACGACTTCAACGTCATCAAGAATTTCCTGTCGGGTGAAGCAGCTAAGGTCGCGCAGGGGGGCGTACCGCATGAAGGGGAAGTGAATAACGCAGCCGCTGCTCTAGCGACGAAGAACAGCCCGGAGCAATTGAAGGGCGCATTGAACACCCTGCTTTCCATCGCCGGCGGCCGCATGGGTCCGATGATCCAGGAGGGCAAGAGCGCGGGTCTAGGGAACCGGCAAAGCTGGGACCCTTCCAGTGCAGATTTTACGGTTGTGCAGCCGGAAACCAAGGCCATCCTCCAGAAGCGCGGCATCGATCCGAACACCATGAAGCCGGTCCCGAAGGCCGCGCCAGCCGATGTGCAGACAGCCAGAACGCAATACAAGCATGTGGCGCAGATGCAAAACGGCGATCTGATCGGCTCCAACGACGGCAAGACCTGGTATGACAGCAAGACCGGAAAGAAGGTGCAGTAAGTGGCTGACGATATCCGCTTGCCGTCTGGCGCCAAGTCAGTATCTGATGAGGTCACGCTCCCGCCTGGCGCTTCGCTGATTCAACAAGAGCAGCCACCCTCTGCGGCATCCCGCTACGCCGGCAGTCTTGTCTCATCGCTCAATCCGTTTCCGGCACTGAAACGCTACCTTTGGGACCTGCCGCAGCAGGCGCAGCAGGAAGTAGCCACGAGGATGCAGAGCGGCGATTACGTGGGCGCAATCAAAGCCGCCGCCGCATCCGCTCCTGGCGTGCCATTCGCCAATGATCTTCTTCGCGCTCAAGTCGAACAGGCACGGCAATCGGCGCAGAGCGCGCGGCAAGGAGATTACTCAGAGGCCTTCGGGCACGGCCTAGCGGCCGTCGTTCCCGCTGTCGGACCTGCTGCAGCGCAGGCAGGAGAGCAGATCGGCAGCGGGGATGTGGCCGGGGGATTAGGAACTGCTACCGGGCTATTGCTGCCTTCTGCGACAAAGGAACTCGCGCCCGCTGTAGTCGGACGCCTGGGAGGCCCTGCCGCTACACGGTTGCAAGCCGCCGCAGAGAAGAATTGGTACGACGCGCTGAATCCGACCAAAGAGAAGATGAAGGCGGTCACAAAGAACACAGTGGCGCCTGGCTTGGCTGAGCGCGGAGTTACGGCCAACTCGATTGCAGATTTGCGCGATCAGGCGCAAGCCAACATGCAGATCCACGGCGACCGCATCGATGACATTTTTGATCAGCAGGCGCAGCAGGGCAAAACGATGCCAGCCACAAATCTACTGACAGCGATGCAAGATGCGCGCGACGGAGAAACGGTCGGCGGCATCAGCTTTAATGAGCCCTACACGAATACGCTCGATTCCATGATGGACAAGGTAAAGCAACTCGAACAGAAGTACGGCGGCCAAATCCCGCTCGATGAACTGCGTAAACTACGTCAATCCCTGGATACGCAAGTGAGCCGCACGAAGGGAGGGTTTGCGCTGCCAGTGGATGAAGGCTCAAAAGCGGACGCCATGCGCGTACTACCCAATGCGATTCGAAACGAATTCGCCCAGAACATCCCCGATTTGGCTGACGCTAACAAGCAGTTCAGCTTTTGGAAGAACGTGGACGACGTTGCGGCGGCGACGGGCCTACGCAGGATCGGGCAGAAAACGGGCTTAACTACACGCATGGCGCAAGGCGCAGGCGCGGCCTTCGGGGGAGCGGTCGGAGGACCGAAAGGCGCCCTTGCGGGAGCGAAGGTGGGCGGGCTGCTCGCCAAGCTGCAGGGAACGGTCTGGTGGAACAGCTTGTCTGCTGCGAACAAGATGAACGTCGCTGACCTGATCAATCAGGGCAAAACACTGGATGCGCTGCGGCTTGCTAGTAGCGCGGGCCAGGGCGCGGCCGCACAGAGCCTGTCATTACGTAGCGACCAACCAGCTTTAACGCCAGCCCCATAAGAAACGGTCCAAACACCAGAATGGCGTCGACGCCGTCGAATTTGAATACCGTCCGGGTCGTGCAGTTCCAGAAGAACAGCGCCGCCCAGCCCACGCTCAGGACAAACCACAAGCGGGTGATCATTGGCTCGATCCGCCTTTTTCCCGCCTCGCTTCCAGCCGGACTGATTGCACATCGAAGCGATCGCCGATCTGGTCGAAGCGTTCCTCCATTCTTTTGCCGAGATTGGTGATATCGCGCTCCAGGCTGTCCTTAATGTCCGTCAGCAGTTGTTCTATGTGGCTCGGTTCCGGCATCAGTTCCCGCCTTTTAGCCGGCCCACGGTGCGCATAAAATGCCCGCGGCGATTCAGCTCCCTTTTTGTCTTTGCCTGCTCCGCTTCGAGGAGTTTGGCCGATTCGAGGAGCGCCTCCAGGCGCTCAATAATCGTCTTTGGTTTCGGTTGTTCGTCCATTTCTTCTTCTAAGGGTTCCTATTTATGCCTCTCGTGAATTTCAACGACACCACGCCGGCCCCGGTCTCGGGCGGCCTCAACGTCAAATGGCAGTCCGATGGCGCGGCCAATATGTCGGCCTACATCCCCGCCAGCACGTATGTGCCCGCGGCGAGCTGGCAGACCTGGACGCCTACGCTGTCGGCCGATGCCGGGACGTTCACGCTCGGGAGCCTGTATCTGAACGTATACATTCAGCAAGGCCCGGTGGTGTACTTTCAGTTGCGGTTCAGCGCGACGACCTCGACCTCGGCTGCGTTCCTGTTCTTCACGCTGCCGACGAGCGACGTCACCCCGAATAACTTCGCGGCCATTTCGCCGGCGATTGCCGAGACCGCGCCCGCCGGCATGAACCAGACGGAGTTGTGTCCGTCGCGGATTAACAATCCCGGCAAGGTCGTCATCCAGCGCACAAATAACGCGCCCTGGCCGGTGGGTAGTTATACCTTCGCGGTGAGCGGGTTCTACCGGAGCGCGTGACATCAGCGTGGCTTCGCGGCCGGATGCTCCATCTTGTCCTCTAGCTTGCCGAAACGCTCTTCCAGCTTCGCGAGATGCAGGTCGACGGTCGTGAAGCGCTGGTCGATCGACTTGAATTCGGAACCGAGGTATTTGTACAGTCCTTCTTTGAAGTCGTCCAGGCGCTTGTTCTGAAAATACAGCCCGACGACGTACCCCAGGATGATGATGGCGGCCGGTCCCCAGTTATTCCAGGTGTTCATTTGGTTGTCTTCCTTAACGTAGCGGCAGGTGCTTGAGCAGTTCCCCGATGGCGCTCACCAGGTTGTCGATGCGCTCGCCGCGCTTCTCTTCGGCCTGGAGAAAGGCCTCGAACTTCCGGTCGAGCCGCTCCATATGGTCCTGCGCGAGAACCTGCCAGGTCCGCATCGCCGTAAATTCCGCTTTGTGATGGTCGATCATGGCCCACATCATGCGCTCGAGCGCATCCATGCGCGTACCGTTCGGCGTGGATTCTTCGCTCATTTGGTTTCCTTGCGTTTCGCCTCACGCGCCGCGACAGCCTTCTTGGCGCGTTCCGTACGCTGCTCCGGCGTCAGTTTTTTCCAAGCATTTGACCAACCTTTCTTGCCACCCCGAGCGCCCTGTTTTTTGAAGAATTCCAGCACACCGGAGGGAACCTCTGGCGAATAGGGTTTTTGCGCCAAGGATTGGCAGTTGACCAGTGCATGGCCGGAGGCGACGTAGTGCCGAATCCACTTTTTCTCAGCCTCAACGGGGCTTTCCCCGAGAAAAACATTCTGAATTAAACGCATCGTCGTATCGGCTCCGAACCTTGCTTTGTGATTGCGCAATCGATTCAGCGGATTTTCTGTCCGTCCGACGTAAAAGATATTGCGGTCCTGATCGAGTAATACATAGATGGCGCACCACGGCTCGTTATTTAAGGCTCGGCTCTGTCGCGATTCTTTCGAGCCCAATCGTCCAATATCTGACTGAGCAGGGGGCCGATCTTGCGCCCGCGCTGGTCCGCTATGTCCCGCAGCGTTTTCCATGTCGTTTCCTTTATGTTCCGGACTGAAATGGTCAGTCGCCGGTCTTCTTCCGCCTTCTTCATGGTTGTCCTGGGCATCATTCGCAGTGTATGACATCCGTTATTCCTTCGCTGAAATTATTTTCGCCTGTTGCTTGACAAACGTCAAGATTTTTCTTTACACTTGAGTCATGCAACAACCCTACTGCACACCCGGCGATCCGGCCTGCGAAGGCTGGTCCAACGCCTGCCCGCGCTGTGCGGACCTGGTCTGCGACGCACACGCCCAATACGGCTTGTGCCTCGCTTGCCAGGACGACGCCGACGAGCTCGGGATCGATGCGCGGCAGTTGTTGGAGCAGATACGAATTCTGGAGGAAGTGGCGTAATGACCGTACAAGAAGAGATTGTGATGTTGAACCGGCAGGCGACGGCGATTCGCCAGGCGCGCATCGACATGGAGGCGGAACTGGCAGAGATCGAGCGTCTGAGTGCGACGCGTTGCAACTGCGACGGCGACTACGATTACGCGCGTGGCCGTTTTGTCGCGACGCATAGCGAGATCTGCCCGGAGCATGATATGTGCCAGGACTGCGATGACGCGAAGGCGACTGAGATTGTGGAGAACCGCAAAGTGTGCGCCGATTGCGCCAAGGACTACGAAACCCTGAAAGGCCGCTGGACGGAATCCGCAGGCGGCTGGTGCCTCGAAGTGCAGAACGACGCCAATCACTTCTGCGATCCGCTTGGCTGGCGCATCCTGGCCTTTATCACGCCGAACGTGCGGCGCACCGGCTTTCTCGCTGAGATCGGCAGCGGTCAAGCGATCGGCGTGGGCTTCGGCTGCCGCCGGGGCAGCTATCGCACGCTCGAAGAAGCCAAGGCGATGATCGTCAAGGCCACGGGCGTCGAGATTGTGGAGATCGCCTAAATGCCCGCGCCTAACGCCGCCTGGCAGGTCTTCCGCGGTCCGAAGAACCCGGACGCCTACACGGCCGTCCTGCTGCGCCTCTCGGCGCTGCATGTGGATCTGCTGAAGATCCGCGAGGAATTGAAACAGGACGGCTACGCGGCCAAAGCGCGCGTGTCGCTCGTCCAGGCCGCCCACAAAGTGGAGCTGGCGGCCGTTGAATTACAGGAAAGAAGAGAAGGAAAATGAATAGTACGGCATTACAAACGGTGGAACAGCGCATCGCGTTCTCGCGCGACCAGGTTGAGTTGATCAAAACGACGATTGCCAGGGGCGCGACCGACGACGAATTGAAACTGTTTCTGGAGGTCTGCAAGACGAAAGGATTGGACCCGTTCAGCAAACAGATCCACGCCATCAAGCGTTGGGACAGCGGGCTCCGGCGGGAAGTAATGAGTTTTCAGGTGGGAATCGATGGCTTTCGCATGATCGCCGAACGCAGCACACGCTATACCGGGCAGGCGGCGCCGTTGTGGTGCGGCGAAGATGGCGTCTGGAAAGACGTCTGGCTCTCGGAAAAACCGCCCGCGGCAGCCAAGGTCAGCGTCTTTAAAGCCGGTTTTCAGGAGCCGGTGACGCGCGTCGCCTTATACCGCGAATACGTGCAGACGACGAAAGAGGGCACCCCGAATTCCATGTGGGCCAAGATGCCCGCCTCGCAGCTCGCCAAATGCGCTGAAGCGCTCGCCTTCCGCACCGCGTTCCCAGAGTTGTCTGGACTCTACACGCACGACGAGATGGGCCAGGCGGATTCTGGCGGCGGCGTGAAGAAGAAGCCGCCGACAGTCCAGCACCGGGAGCTGGAACGCGCTGCCCAGCCGGAGCCGATCGACGTGACGCCGGTGAGTGAACCAGACCCGGCGCCGGAAACGCACGAGACCACGGGCGTGTACCGTGTACCCCAGGAAGCGGAACTGCGCAACGGCTTACGGAAGGGTCTGGAAAGCATCCAGCTAATCACCAAGGCCTGGACGGAACTGGTGCGCGATTACCAGGCTGCGGGCGCAACTGAGGTGATCGATGACATCGAGCAGCGCTTCGAACGCGACCGTGCCGGCAACCGCACGCCGCTCTCGCTGCGCACCGCGGTGATCGTGGCGCGCAACTGGCGCGATGACAATATGCATCTGTGGCTGCAGCCGGCGCACCAGGAAGCGGTGGTGGAGTAATGGCGACCGCACAATTAACGGCGCCGGAACAGGAAACGCGCACGGAAGGCGAACTCAGCATCTCTTTATCCGAGATGCTCGGCCTGCTGGGCTGCCTCGAAGAGCCGGAGGATTCGGAGACCGGCGCGAAGTTCAGCGCGGACGTGCATAAGAATGTCCAGCGCGCGATCAGCGACAAGCTAAGGCGTTACCAGAACTTTTTCTCGTTTTGTGATGCCCAGACGGCTGAATGCGCGTCGGAGATCAAGCGAATGCAGGCGCGCAAGAAAGCCATCGAGGGCGCCAAGGAGCGCTTACGGAAATACCTGGCAAGAGCCATGGATATGCATGGCATCGGGTCGCTCAATGCGGGCACGGTGGTGTTCTCGCTGTATCCGGGCGCCAAAAGGTTGAACATTCTAAACGAAGCGGCGATCCCGTTCGATTACAAGTCGGAAGAAATCGTCGTGACGGTTGACCAGGCGCGGTTGAAGCGGGCGCTGGAGGCGCTGCAGCCGGGCGAGCGGATCGAGGGAGCGGAGCTGGTGACGGGCGAATCGTTCGTCGTGACGCGCTAGGATCCGAGAAATGCCCCCTGAGGACGAAATCAGCCTGCCGCTGTCCATCGAGGAAGGGTTTCTGCTCATTCGGGCATTGAACATTATCGAATGCGCCAACGTTCCGTTGTTCGATGGCTTACTGGACCGCATGACGGCGCTCAAAGAGAAGCTTTGTCGTTCTGTGCCGTTGGCTATCGCGGAACGCACGCGCATAAGTAAGCCGTAATTTAGCCGCAAGTATGCCAAGGATGACAAATGCCCCTATATCCGGTAAATAGCAGCACGCCGGCCGAGGAAGACGAATGTCGATGCGACTGTGTCAGTTGTGTCAGCGGCGATCATATGGGCTGTTATTACGAAGGACGATACCCAGACACAGGGAGCGGATATGAGTGTCCGATTAAAGAGCGGACAGTTCGCTCTGCTATGACACAGGTGGATCAGGATGGAAGCCGAATGCATTCTGGGAAAACCACCGCTGAGGAATAAGACAAATGCCCCCTGATTACGGACTCAGCAATTTGCCACCGGAGCAGATGACGGCCTCCGCGGGCAATATATCCATTCCTTGGTGGTCTGGCTGTTTTTATCAACAAGCTGACCCGAACTATAGCGTTGCATTCGGACTTGTCAGTATTGCTCAGGCGATCAACCGTCTTGCGGACGTGCTGGAGAAGTCGAAAGAATCCGAGCCCAAAGGATGAGACATGCCCCCTAGCGTGAAATCCTACCCCTGCGGCTGCAAGCACAATGGGTTCGCGATGACGCCCGATAGTTCCATCTGCCGTGAGCACTTCACGACAGATCAGCGCCACTTCTGCGATGAGTGGGATGGCCTGCTCATCGATAAGAACAGCCCGGAATTTGCCTCTTGCTTGTGCTTCGGCCAAGACAAAATTCGCCAGCCTGAAACGGAGAGAAATGCCCCCTGAGACGAATAAAGCCCCGGCGTTCGATCCGGCGTGCGCGAGCCTAGCAGAGTACTTTCTAGGCAATGGCGCATTGAGTGATGCGGTAACGGATCTAGCGGCAACGATTCAGCAGAGCGTCGAGGACTGGTTTCAATCGATTGAGATGGAGATGGATGAGTACATCAAAGACCGGATGCTAAGAAACTCGCCCCCTGCGAAAAACCCTGACGCGCTGAAGGAGACAAATGCCCCCTGAAGAAGACAGAGATACTACCGGCGCTCGTTTTTGGAATGGCGCCATGTATGTTCCCCTCAGCCCGGAGTGGAAACAGTCGTTAAGAAATCTAAAACCCGGTTGGGACACGTATGACTCTAAGCCGATCGCGGAAGCGGCCATCACAGCAGTAGAGAATGCGTTCCAATGCTTTCAGGAAATGCCTGATATCACCCCTTGCTCCAACGGCGGTATCCAGGTGGAATGGCACAACCACGGCGTAAACATCGAGATTGAGTTCTCGCCTGAAGGAGAGCAGGTCTTCGACAGCGGTACGGAGCGGGAGATCCGTAACGAGACCGCAGCCGAGATCAAGCGGCTGCGCTTTTGGCTGGAAAGAATCCTTGCGTTAGGCCACAACGATGAGTGCCTGTTCTGCGGATTGAAAGACAAGCAGGCTCGCGGTGCTGTGGCCGCGCCACTGGTAGAGCAAAAGGAGAGAAATGCCCCTGTTTGAGGAAACTAGCAGCACGCTGTCCGCAGATCGGATCAGGGTCGAAGTGGTGGCTTGCAAGCACTGTCGTGCCCTGGCGGTGCTGATCGGTGATACCCGAGTGACGAGTCATAAGTGTGCAGGACAGTGGGAAGTTCTCTGCACGGAACGCGTAAGTACGCGGCTCATCGTGGACGCCCTGCTAAAAAGCCCGCCCCCTGCTGCAAACGCTGACGCGCCGAAGGAGACAAATGCCCCCTAGCGCACAATACAGCCGCACGCCGTCCGATACGGAGCGTTTGGACTGGCTGGAGCAAATCATCGGCCATGACGAAATGCGTATTGCATGGCAGGACGAGTACAACAAGATTCAGCTTGTCGCACAGGGTTGGTGCTTTGTGGGACGAGACTTACGGCAGGCGATTGATCGCTTCCTGCTAAATTATTCGCCCCCGGCGAAAGCGCCTGACGCGCCGAAGGACACAAATGCCCCCTAACGCAGAACACACTAGCTGAGGAGAGAAATGCCCCCTGTATTGAATGAATCACAGCGCACTGCGATTCTGAACCCCTGCATCGAAGCGGAAGACTGTGCAGACCCGAAGTACAAGCATTACCGTCTTCCGTGGTCCATCATTCTCACGTGCAATGTAGGCTTTGAATGAATCGAACACTTTGAAGGCTTGCCCGTGTGGCAAGTATCAATTGCCCGAATCGCGCGAACCATGGATCATTTGATACCCGTAACCGAGTGGCCCCAGAACGTTATCCGCCAAGCCCGAGAATTGCAAACCCGTATCCTGCACGGTGTCGGAGGAAACTGGGAGATGGAAGAGAAGGGAGGCATGGCCCTGCATCTACGCAGACGGCTTTCCATTGAAGAGATGAACCTGCTTTACCAAGTCAATCGAACTTGCCCCGTGTTCACGCACGGCGCGGCCTCCGATCTGCTAGGCGATTCGGCTGAAACGGAGAGAAATGCCCCCTGAGGCGATAAAGAGCCAACTGGCGCGGGTCATCGAGGAACTGTCGGATGCGGTGGCAACCTTGGGGGTTATCGGGCGGCACTATCAAGAGGCAAGAGATTGGCAGCGCTGCGGTTTGTATCTACAGTTTCAGCACAAGCTCGGGGAAGTGTTGATAGGTCTGGACAGGAAACGCCACGATGAACCAGGAAACCACGCTACCTGACAAGGAAGAGGAAGAGGAGAGGCTGGCGAGTGTCTCGCTGACACCGAGGCAATGAGTGTTTATCATCTCCTGTCTGAACCTTGTGAATCAAAGCGCCTATACGCAAACGAAGGAGTGCCGCGAGCACGCTTACTATCTGGAGTGCCGGATCGTTGAAGAACTGGCGGCGCGGCAAGCGGCGGAAGGATGATACTTCAGCCGTGGTCTACCCGTAAATCGAAGGGGAAGATACCGAAGGTTGTGTACTGTCAGAAGTGTGGCGCTGGTATGAAGACCTGGAGAATGCGGGTCCACAAAAGAGAGTGCAAGCCTGAAACGGAGAGAAATGCCCCCTGACACGGAAAGCAGCTATCAGACGCTGTTGCAGACGCTATTCGGCACTGTTAGATACACGGTTCCGTTTGTGCAATCGAGTGACCCGCCGTCAGCGACTACGTGGATTTCTTATACCGGACCCTTCGATATCGAGAGACTCGTACAGGCAATCAACCGGCTGGCCGACGTGCTAGAAAAGTCGCCCCCTGCTAAGAACCCCGGCACGCAGCCTCCTGATACCAAAGGCGAGGTCCGATAAGGCGGATACTGTTAAAAGCCGCTATACTGGCAGACAACCCGCGTTCTTTACAACCAAAATACACCATAGACAACGGACTCCCGCCGCGCGGTCGAAAACAGACCAAGAGTGACGCCGTGCGGCGTCTTTTTCCCTTTTTCTGGCGCGCCAATGTCATACAATGCAAGCGGCAGAGAATCTCCTTACCGGCGGTTTTCTCCCGACGCGGATAGCGGGGCCAGGTCTTCCTCGAATGGGTACAAGCTCCTTCGCTCCTGGCCCCGGTATTCGTATTCTCAAAGAAGGAGCTTCATGAACAGAAACACACTGCTACTCTTTTCCGCGCTGGCCTTTCTGGCGCTGCCCGCGTATGCCACGCCGGTCTCCGGCGCGTTCGGCATTGAGGGCGGCGGCGCCGGCGCGGTGGGCTTTTCGCTCAACTTCGCGTGCGCTCCCGGGTTGTCACGGGCCTTCCCCTGTCCGACCAGCACCTCCGGCAACTTTCTTACCACGCAGGCCGTCGGAGATTTCTCCGGCTACCTGGGGCAAGGCGGCTTTATCGAATCCTTGAATCCAACCGTGGCGCCGCCCAACACCACAGTAGACCTGAAGAACTTCATTGCCTTTTCCTCGTCCGGCCTGCCGAATCCGGTGACGACCCCCGACATTGCTTTGGATCTGAACAAGGTGCTGTTGGGCGTGGAAGGCACGGGGGAGTGCGGTTTGCCGGCGGCAGCGGGGCAGAACTGTACCCCGCAGGGGATTCCGCAGCTCGTCAACCCCGACAACCCGCTGGGGCTCTCCGTGTTCAATTTCTCCAACACACAGACCGGCGCCACCGTTTCCTTCTCGATGAACGGGACGGCGCGGCGGCTTTCGACGGGGGAGACGTCGGGGTTCACCGGAGTATTCACGGCGAACTTCATCGGCACCAATTATCAGGCTCTGTTTGCCGCCTTGAATGCGGGCCTGACCATCAATACGCCGTATTCCGCCACGTTCATCGTGAAGCCCGCCTCGGAAGTACCGGAGGTGGGAACGCTTTCCATGATGCTCGGCGGCCTGCTGTTCTTAGGTAGCACGGGATTCCGGCGGTTCTGCCGCTAGCATCCCTTCCTTTGGGGCGGGCGGGGTTTCGCATCCTTCCCGTCCGCTTCTACCCGACTGGCTCTTTCAGTTCCCGCGGCAGGTATTTGGCGAGCAGCGCGTCGATGGCGTCCTTCAGCTCCTGGGGCGCGGTTTTCGACTGGAACAGCGCCTCGAGCGCCAGCCGCCGGCGGCCCTCGGCCGTGCGTTTCGCTTTGCGGTCGGCGTACACTTTATCGCGCAGCGCCATCAACAGCAGGTCCTGCAGCTTGATGCCGTGCGCGCGCGCCATGATGATCACGTCGTCGCGAAAGTGCTCGGAGGTCAGGCAGCATATTTTGGCTCGTCCGCGAAGGCTCTTCATGCTGATGTAGTCGCTGTTGGGACCGCGCATAAAAGGTACTACGTTAGGTAGCAAACGCGCCCGTACGCCAGTTTCGCATATTTTGACGTGCTGTAAATAGTGTCTAAGCAAAAGAATCTAGCAGTACTAATCGCTGGTTTTGTGAGTACTATTCCAGCGGCTTTTTTCGAATGCCCGCTAGTTGCTTGATAGCGTTCAGGATTAACAATAAGTCAAAGTGTAATCGCTCTGCTAGCGCTTCGTATGGCGCTTGTGGCGGCCCGAAAAAGCGCTTGCAATTCAAATCAAGCGAGAGTAAATTCGCGAGTATCGGTTCCCCTGGTACTCAGTCAGTACCAAAACCACCGACGCCATACACGAAGGGAAATTCCAGTGAACGCTACCTCTCTGCCCGTGGGCTCTTTATTTCCAGTGGAGGACCGGTCGAGAGACCAGCGTCTGGAGCAGATGCTCGCGCTGCACGAGGCCGGCGCGTCCTTAGCGAAAATTAGCGCCATGTTCCACATTTCGATGGCCGCCGCGGCGTGTCTCTTGGCGGAAAGAGCTGCGGAAAGCGACCCAAGAGCCTGATTTTATGGCCTCTCGCGCCCATATCCTTGCAATGCCTTTAGCGTCTAAGCTATTGTTGACTGCAGAGGAGGTGCAGCAATTGGCGAGACGCAGAGCGCAACACCCGACGGTTTTTAAAGAGAATGGCATGTGGGTGATTCGCCCAGTTATGGATGCGATCAACGAACAGGGCAAACTCGTACCCACGCGCCCGCGGCATTATATTGGGCCGGCGGCCGGCACCGATAAGCTCAGCAAGGATGATGCCCAGGACATTGCCGATAATGGCGTTCTCAAACAACTGAACCGCTTTGTGCAACAGCCGCAGAGTATCGTGCGGATCGCGGGCTTTGTCGAGCAGAAGTTTATTCCCGAATGGGTCGAAAAGAAGAAGTGTGCCGGCAAAGAGCATTATCAGTATTGCCTCAAGAAGGCGATGCCGGTGATTGGCGACATTCGTCTGCGGGATTTCAAGGTCGGCGATGTGCGCCGGCTCTGTACTGTGTTGGAGCAGGAGGGGTGTTCGCCGAAGACCATCAAGAATGTGAAAACGGCCGTGGTCACCGTGATCAACTTTGCGAAACAGGAAGGCTACTTTTGCGGTGACAACCCGGCGCAACTGGTGAGGCTGGAGGCCAGTCGACCCAAGGAACGCTACAGTTATTCCTTCGAGGATGCCCAAAGGGTGCTGGCGGAACTCGGTACGCCCGTGGCGGAAATGGTGTTTACGTCCATGACAACCAGCTTGAACGTGGCGGAGCTCTGCGGTCTGCGTAACAAACGGCTGAACCTGACGGCAGCCACGCGCTTCTCGGCCGGCGAGGCCATCCCGCCCTTCTCTGCCCTGGTGCGCGAAAACTATTACCGCAACACCTGGGGCACGGTGAAGACCGGCAAGCGGTATCGCACGGTCGGTCTGCCGGACTATGTCGTCGAGCGGCTGCTGCGACTGGCGGAATCCTCGCCTTTCAAAGGGCCGAATGATCCGGTGTTTGCCAGTCGTGCCGGCACGCCGATGGATGCGCATAACGTAAACAACCGAGCGTTCAAAAAAGTCAGCGAAAAGGTGAATCTACCGGTAACGTGGCATATCTTCCGGCACTCAGCCGCCAGCTTTGTCGAAGCGATGGACATGCCGCTGAGCGATCGCGAGAAAATTATGGGTCATGCCAACGCGCAGCAGACCATGCACTATACGCACTCCGATGTCGAGCGCCGGCGCAAGAATCAGAATCAACTGGCCGAGCGCATCATACCGGAACGTGACAAGCGCATGCGCGATCTGATGCGCACGGATGTAGCAGGACCGAAGCAATGAGCAAAGAGATCATTTGGACGCCGTCCCTGATGGGCCTGAAAGGCGGTGCGGCCCGCGTGGAAAAAGGCCTGTCGATGGTAAGTAAAAAGCGCCGCCGCGAAATTTCGAAGCTGGGTGCGGCGGCGCGTTGGGGAAAACGAAAACCGGCCGGGAAAGAGAGTTCGCCCAAAAAAGCCACGAATTCTGCCCAGCTAACTGTCCAGCGACGTGGCTAAGCAATTGAAAACTAAGGCACTTATTGCGATAGAGCGCCTGGTTCGGGACCAGGAGGTCGGTGGTTCGAATCCACTCGCCCCGACCAACCTTCCTCCCGCTAACTTCCTACTAAATCAGCAACTTATAGGCGCGCCCTTCGCTTCAACGAGACTCCCTCGATTTTGCCCTGAGCGCCTGTTTTGGGGTCATTTTGCCCGAATTCTGCCCAGCTTCCTGCCCGTGGAACCAGGAGGTCATTCGGTTTTGTTATGCATCTCGATGAAGAGCTGCACATTGCGGAGCTGCACGAAGCCGCGGCGCCGCTGGCCATCCTGCGCATTCTGGCTCGCCTGCGGCCGCCTTCACGTCTGCGGGTTCTCGAGTGTGTGCGTTTGGTGGTTGCGGCCGATGCGTCAGTTGCCGGCATCATCGACCGGCTCACAGAGAACCACCATCCGGCGGTCAAGGAACCCGAGTCATGAGTGCACTGCCCTTCGACCTGAAAGAGCGCGACATCACGCGCCAGGTCTGCGATTTCCTGCGCGCCCATCGCTGGCGCCTGCTGCGTATGAACGTCGGCAAGGTCCAGTTTAACGACGCCGGCTGGACGCAGTTCGGCGAGACGGGTATGCCGGATTATCTGGCGCTCTATTATTTGCCGGGCTCATTGGCGGTCGTGATGTGGTTGGAATTTAAGCAGCGCAAAGGGAAGCTCGCCAGGCACCAGGAACTCTGGCACGCGCGCGAGCGCAAGGACGGCGCCGCGGTCTATACCGTGCGCGATTACGAGAGTTTCCGAACGTTTTATGCCGCGACCTTCGACCGGGCGGATTCGCCGGTCCGGGGGCAGCGGGAATTAGCAGCGAATTTATAGCATTCGGAGTTATTTGCGATGCGCTTTATCAAGCATCTTTCCATGGCTCACGCGGACGAAGCGATGGATGCCCTTTTGGAAAAACACGGCGCCGCCGGGTACGGCGTGTACTGGCTGATCGTGGAAGAAATCGCCGCGGCGATGGACGCCGGACGGACCGAACCCTTCGCCGTTCATTCGCTTTCATCCTGGGCTGATCTCGCACACATCCCCTGGCAAAAACTGAGGATGATCCTTGGATCACTCTCGGATCACCTCGCGATCATAGCGAGATGTGATGATGATCGCATCCGGATCAGTATCCCTAACATATTGAAATATAAGGAAGAGCATAAGCGAAAATCCCCCCATGTTCCCCCACTGAATGCCCCTAAGAGTAGAGTAGAAGAGAGTAGAGTAGAAGTAACTGCTGCTGCTTTCTCTACGATCGCAGAAGAGCCCGTCCCCGAACCGGAACCCTCCGCAGCAGCAGCCGAAGTCGAACCGTCAGCAGATTTCCCAGATTTCCCGGTAAGCCGGCGGCTCATCGCGCTTGAGTACCCGGGAACCGACCGTGCGACGATCACGCGCATCATCGCCGCAGCCTGCCGCGGAAAGCCCGACGCTAGCGACGACGAGGTGGCGGAAGTGCTCATCCGCACGCACAAGGGCAAACTGCAGCTGTCGGCCGCGCTCTGGCTCATGACCGTGCCGGCCTTTTTTGCCTTCCGCGACGGGCCCAAGCAGCCCGCAGTGTGTCCGGAATGCGGCGGGTATGGCTCGATCCTCAGCCACGAGTACGACGGGCAGCCGAACAGCGCCTGGACCGATCTGCCCGAAGTGCGGACGCATGTCGAGTGCCCGCGTTGCCGCGGCGATACGCTGCGCAAGCCGGTTGAGTCGGAGTTGCGAGAGCTGGTCTATGCCGGCGCGAAAGGAGCGAGCTGATGCCTCAGGAACCCTGGCCGGCGCATCCGGAGATTGCGATCGGCATCCCGTACGCCGTCGTGACCGCGAAGCCGGCGTTCAAAGCCAAGTGCGCAGAGGCCTGCGGCTACACGGGCCCGTTGACGCTCGATGAGGCCGTCAAAAAACACCGCATCTCGACCGAGCGCGCCGAGCACCTGGTGCGCACTTGGGAGCAGGCGGCGCATAAGCAATTCGCTGAGTTGCCGGTGCCGGTAGTAACGCATCCGGCGGTCAAGTTCAGCGAGGAGGAAAGGGTGCCGTGATGGGTGCTATCGTGAAAGGCAATTTTTACGACTGCAAGAAAAGCTCAGGCGGCATGGCGCCTCCGACGAAATGCCGCCTGGTTTTGCAAGTTAAGCGCGTCAATTGCGCAAAATCATTTTCACCGCAAACCGTTTTCGTGTATGCTGTAAAGAATTCCAGCCCGGCGAGCGCACGCCGTAAAACCATTGCGTGTCCAGATGCCCGGCAAGGGCGTCGCCCCTGTTCAAAGCCCCTGTCTCAAAAATCAAAAATCCGCCTGTTTCGCGACGGCCAGTTTATCGGCACGCGCGACCGCTCGACCATCGAAGCGCTCTACGCGCGCTCGCTCGTCACGCTCGAGTACAACGCCAAAGGCTTCGTCGTCGCCGCCCATGAACGCCCCATCGCGCAGCACGACGCGGAGCCGAAACCCAACACACCCTCGCAGGGCTCGGTGCTGCGCCCGATGCGCTACTCGTTCGAAGACGCTCTGATCGAATGCCGGCCCTGGGACCTGCGCCGCCTGACCGGCAAGCGCTCGGGGATTCACTACGCCCCCGAAAGCCTGCGCCCGCTCTTCCTGCGCGTGGTGCTCGAGTGCCTCGCATGACCGCTGCTCCCGCCAAACCCCAGATCGGCATGCGACCGATCGACAAGCTCGTCCCCTACGCCCGCAATGCCCGCACCCACGACGAGGGCCAGATCGCCCAGATTGCTGCTTCCATCCGCGAGTTCGGCTGGACCAACCCCATCCTGCTCGACGGGCAGAGCGGCGTGATTGCCGGCCATGCACGCCTAGCGGCAGCGCGTGTGCTGGGCCTCAAGCAAGTACCGTGCCTCGAACTCGCGCATCTCACGGAAGCGCAGAAGCGCGCCTATATCCTCGCCGATAACAAGTTGGCGCTGAACGCGGGCTGGGATCTTTCGCTGCTATCGGGCGAGCTGCAGGAGTTGAAAGCCGAAGAGTTCGACCTGTCGCTGCTGGGCTTCAACGACGAGGAACTGGCCGAACTGCTGGCGTATGCGCCCGGTACGGAGGGCTTGACCGATCCCGACGAATGCCCGGAAGTGCCAGCGAATCCGGTTACCAAACCGGGCGACCTGTGGCTCTTGGGGAAGCATCGGCTGCTGTGCGGGGATTGCACCAAGCAATCGACGCTAGAAGACTTCCTGAGAGACGCGCACATGGAGGCCGTCGTGACTGACCCGCCTTACGGCATCAGCATCGTGAAGACCAAGGGCAATCCCGATCAGGGCGTCGTCGTCGGCGGTAAACCCTATGGCAAACAGAGAGTCGGCGTCGTCGTCGGCGGTGGTTCAGCGGGCGCAATGTATCCCTACGGCGGCGTAAAGAAGGGCGTCGGCGGCGGCGAGAACATCGTCAGGCCATCGCTTTATGCGCCGGTTGCGAACGACGACAACACCGATGCGGCGTGTGAGTTCTACGTCTCTGCGGTGGCTGTTGGTCTCAAAAATTTCATCATTTTCGGCGGTAATTACTTCACTGCATTCCTGCCACCGTCCCGCTGCTGGATTGTCTGGGATAAGCAAAATAGCGGCAACTTCGCGGACGTGGAGATCGCGTGGACCTCGTTTGATAAAGGGAGCCGCTTGTACCAGTGGATGTGGAACGGATTAACGCGCGCTGGTGATCGCAAAACAGAACTTGAAAGTCGCGTGCATCCCACACAGAAGCCGGTCGGACTCTTCGAAAAGATCTTCTCGGACTTTCAATTCACGATCTGTCTGGACCCGTTTCTCGGTTCCGGCTCCACACTGATCGCCTGCGAGAAGACCGGGCGCACGTGCTATGGCATCGAACTCGCACCCGCCTACTGCGACGTGATTGTCACCCGCTGGCAGAACTTCACAGGCCGCGAAGCCGTGCTCGACGGCACCAAACACACCTTTGCCGAAATCAGTAAAAAGCACGCTGCCTAAGCGCATCGACTGGCCCGCGGCGCATGCCGAATACGTGAATAATGCGGGGCTGACTTACGCCGATATCGCAGCGAAATACGGCATTAATCCGTCTGCGCTGCGGATGCGGGCGGGCAGAGAGCAATGGACTGATCAGCGGCAGGCGGCGCAGGCAAAACTACTGCAAAAGGTGACAGAGAAGACAATTCACGACACCGTGGCCGAGCTCGCCAAGTACAACGAGCAGGACCTGATCGCAGCCAAGGCCCTGCGCTCGCTGGCGGCGCGCCAGATGCAGGCCGGCAACCTGGAGCCGAAGGACGTGCGCGCGTTAGCGGGTGCGATTGAGTCGGCGCAGCGCATCGCGCGGCTTGCTCTAGGCGCCTCGACGGAGAACACCGAACTGAGCGGTAGCGTGGCGGTGCAGCGCATCACCGACCGCCTGCTGGCCGGGCGGCAGCGCCTGCTCGAGCAGCCGGTAGCGATGGAGCTGGTGCAATAGCATGGCATCGCGCGCTTTATCGATTGACGAAGACCTCGCGGGCGACCTCTCGGAGTTCTACGCCGACCCGCTGGGCTTCGTGCGGTTCGCGTACCCGTGGCAGGAAAAAGGCCCGCTGAAAGACTACACCGGCCCCGATACGTGGCAGCGCGAATTGCTGAACGACGTCGGCAGGCAGGTACGTGAGCGCCGCTTCGACGGTATCCACGCAGTCGAGCCGATCCGCGAGGCCACGGCTTCGGGCCATGGCATCGGCAAATCCACGCTGGTCGCCTGGCTGGTCGATTGGATCATGTCCACGCGGCCGCATGCGCAGGGCACCATCACCGCGAATACGTTTCCGCAACTTGAGACGAAGACGTGGGCGCAGATCCGCAAGTGGACGCAGCTCGCGATCAACGCGCACTGGTTTCATGTGAGCGGCGACAAGATGTACTCGAAAGACCATCCGGCGACGTGGTTCTGTTCCGCGCAGACCTGCCGCGAAGACAACAGCGAAGCCTTCGCCGGCCAGCATGCGGCGAACTCGACGAGCTTCTACATCTTCGACGAAGCCTCCGCTATTCCGCCGCGCATCTGGGAAGTGGCCGAAGGCGGGCTGACCGATGGCGAGCCGATGTTCTTCGCCTTCGGCAACCCCACGCGCAACGACGGCGAGTTCCACGCCATCACCTTCGGCAACAAGCGCAATCGCTGGCACCAACGAAGCATCGATTCGCGCACTGCAGCCTTCACGAATAAGACCATCCTCGAGCAGTGGATCGCCGACTACGGCGAAGATTCGGACTTCGTGCGCGTGCGTGTCCGCGGCCTGCCGCCGCGAGCGTCGGACCTGCAGTTCATCGCCGGCGACAAGGTCTACGAAGCGCAGCAGCGCGCCATACCCACGCGCTTCCCGGACGATCCGCTCATCCTCGGTCTGGACGTGGCGCGCGGCGGCTCTGCCTGGACGGTGGGCCGTTTCCGCAAGGGCTTCGATGCGCGCTCGGTGGCGCCGATCCGGCTGACGGGCGAAGAATCGCGCGATACCATGCGCGTGGCAACCGTGCTGGTCGAGGCGCTCGACCGCACCTGGAACGGGCAGAAGGTGCATACCGCGTTTGTCGATTCGGGCTTCGGCGGCCCGATCGTGAACCGCTGCCATCAGCTTGGTTTCAAGAACGTCATCGAGGTGAGTTTTGGCGCGAAAGCGCCGGATCTGCATTACGCCAACATGCGCAGCTACATGTGGGCGAAACTGCGCGACTGGCTGGAGCACGGCGCGATTCCGAAAGACACGCGGCTCGAAGTCGATCTCACCGGCCCCGGCTACCACCACAACAAGCAGGACCAGCTCGTTCTCGAATCGAAGGAAGACATGGAGAAGCGGCAGGTCGATTCTCCGGATGACGGCGACGCGCTGGCGCTGACCTTTGCGCAGCCCATCGGGCCGGGGAAGAAGACGCCGTCCATGCGGGCGACGGATAAGCAGCCGTGGGCCTGGGGATGACACGAAGCAAGAAAGAAAAAGCACGTTACGACGCCGACTGGATCATTCTCGAAGGCATGGAGATCTATTGCACTGGTTGGGGCCTGTCCGTCGATGTTCACGAGGATCATATCTCCAGTCATTCGAACCCTGTAAAGCGGAAGGGCGGATGGAAAAAACTGCGTATTCATCTCGAGGGCGATTTGGAACAGCAGCTCAAGCTTATTAAGGCTCTTGCCAAGTCCTACAACTACGACATCGCGCAGCTGAATAAAACGGCGCAGAAAATTGTTCCGTTGGTGCAGTTGGAACAAATAGCACCTGAGCAAGAGCCGCCGAAGGTAAACGGCGCCGCGTGACATGCAGAAGGACGAGACGTTCCGCTGGCATCCCGCGCTCGCGAATTTAAAACCTATGCCTGAAACCGGAAAAGTCGAGACACTTACCGAAGCCGAGATCGACGCCTTCGACCAACGAGCCCGCGAACAGTTCGAGCAGACGCTGCGCATGTCGCAAGCCTTGCGCGAGGCCTGGAAGCCCGAGCCGGAGGAACCCAGGCCGGGCTCGGACGAAGCCAAAGAAGCGATCAAAGACGCCATCAAGCAGGGAGCGGAGTGAAGGCGGCGCAGTACGAAGTGTTGGTGGCGCAAATGGACGGTCCTGATGGGCTTGCTCCTATTGCACACTGGGATAGCCGCGGCGCAATCGCCAGTGGACAAGACCCGCAACCATCGCACGCGCTGGTGGCTGTCGGCGATCGCGGTATTAGGTGCGGCTTCGGTCTACACCGGAGCGACGCGCACGCTGGATACGCAGATGCCGCCGCCGGGAGGCCTCGAGCGCAGCGCAGGGATCGTGGTGACGAAGCAGCTCGGCGTTAACTTCGGGATCGCAGGCGCGGTGCTCTGCGGCGAGTGGTTCCTGTTGCGCTACCAGGGCGCGAAGCATCGCAAACTCGAGCCCGCGTTTATGATCCTGAACTATGCGGGAGCCACGGCGTTGAGCTTGGATGCCGCCGTTGAGTTATCCGGGCGGAAGCCACCGCAGTAACGGTCATGCTAGACCCGCTCGAGATGGTGCATCTTATCGTGGCGCTGTTGCTTACCGTGCTGTTGCTCTCGGTGCTCAAGCTGGCGGGGAAACTATGACGATCGACCGCTTCTTCGCGGTGACGTTCGCTGCGCTCGGCGGGATGCTGCTGGTGTTCATGCTGATGCTGCTGACGGGGCGGTGAAGATGAAGCGCAAGAAGACCAAGAAGCGTCCGTCTCGGGCGACGCAAGGACGGGATCGCGTTATGGACCTCATCACGGAAGCGCACTACAACATGAAATTTGGCTTGGCGTTTAACGAACTCGGGCCGCTGCCTATCAGCCGCGAAGCGATAGAGCGCTTTTTCAGGGACAACCCGCAGTTTGACCACGTCCCGGAATATATCTTCAAGGACCTTCAAAACATCGCGGAGACGAAAGAAGCCGGAACCTCGGAGACCAAGCCAGAACAAGCGTGCGATAGCGTTCCCGATGCTCCGAAGCCGAAGCGCTTCACTTTGTCGCCTGAGCAAGCAGCAAAGTTTCAAGAGATCGCCCAATTGAGCAAACCGTTAGTGCTGGATGGTTACGAAGTTTCTCCGGCCACAAAGGAGTTGACATGGCTAAATTAACAACGGGCGCGCGCAGTTCGCTCGCCTCGTCGCAGTTCGCGCTGCCGGGTTCGCGGCGCTTCCCGATCCCGGATAAAGCCCACGCCGCCAACGCCAAGGCACGCGCTACACAAGGCGTCCAGGCCGGAACGCTTGCGCCGGCCACCGCGGCGAAGATTAAGGCCAAGGCCAACAAAAAACTCACAGGCGTCGATCAGGACATCAACAACCCCACGACGTTGCAGAACGATATCAACAACTGGAAAAGCAGACCGCAGACAACGAGGACCAAATTCATGAGCAACAGTCAAGCGCACGGCGCGGCCTCACAGACCGGCGACGGCAAGAGCTTCAAGGCGCAGCCGAAGCACGGCGGCACCGAAGTGGCGGGCGCAGCAAAGAAGGGCCAAGCCAAAATATCGGCAGGCACGACGCAGGCGCCGATCGCGGTGGCCAAGAAAGGGCAACCCAAGTTCGGCGGCACCGCCAACCCGCAGAGCGCGAGCGGGCGCTATGCGAACGGTAGTAGCTCGATGGACTCCATGCGTAGAATGATCGCCGATCATTGAAACCATGCCCGCCAAAAGCATCGCGCAGCGCAGGCTCTTTAGCATCGCTGAACACGCACCGTCCGCGCTCTATTCGCGCAACAAGGGCCTCGCGAAGCTGCCGCAGCAAACGCTGCACGACTTCGCCGCCACCAAAGAGAAGGGCCTGCCCAAGAAAGTAAAGAAGCCGCACGCCTCGCAGCGGGTGATTCGCAACCACGGTAAAGACAACGACTAGTGCCTGATCCCACCGAATTCGATGAGCTGGACGTACCTGAGCAGGCCCGCAAATGCTGGCGCGAAGCGCTCGACCGCGAGCACGAGATCCGCGAAGCCTACACCAAGCGGCTGAAGTTCCGCGCGGGCGACCAATGGGATGCGGGCGATGTCTCGGCGCGCGGCAAGGACCGCCCCGCCATCGTCGTCAACCTGCTCGAGCAGCCCGTCCAGCAGGTCATCAACCAGAACCTGCTGAACCGTCCCGGCGGCCAGGTCTCGCCCGCCGACGATGCCGCGAATCCGGACGTCGCGGAGTACTTGGAGGGCCGCATCCGGCACATCGAGTATGCATCGGACTGCCAGGTCGCCTACGCCACCGCCATCGGCTACGTGGCAAGCGGCGGCTACGGCTACGTGGGCCTGACGGTCGAGTATGTCTCGTGCGAATCGCTCGAGCAGGAAGTGCGCATCCGCACGATTGAAGACCCGTCGTGCTGGGCGATCGACCGCAGCGCGAAAGAACCCGACGGGCGCGACATGCGCTGGGCGGTGGGACGGCAGAAGTTCTCGGTCGAAGAGTTTAAGCGCCGCTGGCCTGAGGCGCAGGTGATCGATGCGTCGTTCTATGGGATCGACGACACCTACCGCGACTGGGGCACGGCAACGGATGTCTGGGTCGGCGAATACTGGCGGCTCGAATACAAAAAGCGCAAACTGCAGCGCTTCTCGGACGGCTCCACGGGCTTTACCGACGATAAGCAGTTTCTACGGCGACTGCCGCCGGGCGTGACGTCCTTGCCGGGCGATGCGAACCAGCGCGAAGTCGAGTATCCGCAGGTCACGCAGTACCTCGTCTCGGGCGCGGAGGTGCTGGACGAGACACCGTGGCCCGGCACGCGCATTCCGCTGTACGAAGTGATCGCGACCGAGTTCTACGCCGACGGCAAGCGCATCGTCAAGTCGCTCATCTCGGACGCGCTGCCAAGCCAGCAAACGTACAACTGCTCGGAATCGCTGAAGCTCGAAGCAGTGGTCCTCGCGCCGAAGCCGAAGTGGCTGGCTTCTTCCGAGCAACTCGCCGGACACGAGGACCGCTGGAAAGCCGCGAATACCTCCGAAGACGGTGTGCTCTTCTACAACGGCACGCAGGACAGCAGAGGCAACCCGGTCCCGCCGCCCGACTGGAAAGTGTTCGTCCCGCCGGTGCAGGAGTTCACGCTCGTCTCGAACCAGGCGAAAGAAGACGTCAAAGCCACCACCGGGTTCTTTGATCCGGCATTGGGCGCGATGGACCCGCAGCGGCAGTCGGGTAAGGCGATCCTGGCATTGCAGCAGCAAACGGGCCAAGGCACGGCGCACTATGCCGAGAACCTGGCGCGGGCATTAAAAGCGCTCTATCAGGACGTGATCGACATCGACATCAAGCTGAACCGCCAGGCCGGGCCGGCAATGCGGCGCGTGACGAAGCCGAACGGCCAGCAGGCGCTGGTGCGCATCAATGACCCGGCGCAGGCCAAGCAGCTACTGCTCGAAAAGGGCCGGTACGAGGTGGTCGTGAGCGTCGGCCCGAGCTTCCGCACGCAGCGCGAAGCGGCGACGGCATTTATCGAGACCATCGCCTCACGTGATCCGCAGGGCTGGGCGCTGATCCGCGATCTGGGTGCGCGCATCAAGGAACCCGAGCTGGGGCATTACGCCGATGAAATTGCCCAGAGGTGGGTCCCTCCTCAGTTCGCGCAGCAGGAAGGGCAGCCACCCTTGCCGCCGGAAGTGCAGCAGCAGTTGTCGCTGGTGCAGCCCTTGACACAGAAGGTCAACGAACTGACGCAGATCATCACGCAGAAGAAAATTGAGGAACAGGGGAAGTTCGAGCGCGATCAGCAGACGGAGCAGATGCGCTATCAGACCGAGCAGCTGAAGGCCTCGGCGCAGATACGGGTCGCTGAATTAAACGCGAAGAATGATCAACTGCTGGCGGAAGTGGATGCGCGCGTGAGGCTGCTTGAATCGGCGGCGGATCGCGGCCACCAGATGACCATGCAGGTTCATAAAGCGGCCCACGAACACGGCATGGCGGCCGTCGAGCACGTGCACGCCATCCACCAGGCCAAGGAACAGTATGCCCAGCAAGCCGATCAGCCGGCTGAAGCAGGCGGTTACCCGCCGCCCGCGAGCAGCCCAGACGCCGGCAGCGAAGCCGCAGCCGGAAGTTAAGTCGCAGCCGGCTGCCACGGGGCATCCGGTTGCCGAGCGCGACAACGAGAAGGATGTGCTGACGGCGCGCATCGGCGCGCTGTTAGAGCAGATCGGGCAGATGGAGCAACGGGAAGCGCAGCATCGTGCGGAGCGGCAGGCGCTGGCCCGCGCGCTGAACGCTATGGAACGCGAAGCAACCGAACGCAACGCGACGCAACAACACGCAACAGGAAAGGAACTAACTACTATGCCTACACTCGGCGAGATCGTGAATTATCAGCCTAAGATCGACGTCGGCACGGAACCGCTGGCCGCCCTGGTCATCGCGGTCCACGAGGACGGAACCGCGGACCTGCGCATTGCAGGCGGCTACTGCCTGGGCTGGACAGATGCCCAGAATGTCGCAGCGTCCGACGACGGCGCAGCCGGCACGTTCTTTACGCCAGGCTCGACCCAACCCGCCTCGCGGCGCAAAGCGAACGGCTCTTCATGATCACGGTGCACCTGATCCTGCTGGTCTTCGCCTTCGTGCTGTTTCTGCTGGCTGGCATCGGGTTCGGTACCCCGCCTAATCCGCCCATCAGCAAGATCAACCTGGTCGCGCTCGGCTTGGCGTGTCTGACCCTGGCGCTGTGGTTGCATTGAACGGCATGAGCATTATTGCTGTGCTGGCGGCGATACTGCTGCCGCTTCAGCTAACGGCCATCTGGCTGGTGTTTGATGCGAGGCGAGCGCTGGATAAGCTAGCCAAAACAAACGAGAGAGCCATCGGTGAAGAGTGAGCCAAGGGTCATGAAAGTACCACGTAAGTTGAGCGAGCCAAAACATATGAGCGCACCGCTAGTGACGAGCGAGTCAGTGGACGAGAGAGAACCACATTACCGGAGCGAGCCACGCCACAGGAGAGAACCAAGTGGGTTGAGCGAGCCAAAGAACCCGAGAGCGCCACTTTCGGGGAGCGAGCCGGACCGATTGAGAGAACCACAGTGGATGAGCGAGCCAGTGCACAGGAGAGAACCAGAGATTGGGAGCGAGCCGTAAATCTAGCGCGAACCGTATATACATGAGCGAGCCAGCGAAGTCGAGAGCACCATCTGGTAGGAGCGAGCCATCGGCCAAGAGAGAACCACCTTCCCCGAGCGCCTAAAATAATGCTCATGCCCACTCTCACCCTCGATCCCGTCACCCGGCTGAGCCGCGATCTGACGAATGCCGCGAAAACCCTGTCCCTGGCAGAGGCGCGCTATCTGGTCGATGCCTACTACATGCTGCAGAAGAACCGCATCCAGGCTGCCAACCAGATGCGCGCTTTGAATGAATCCGAAGAGCCGCACGAAGTGATCGATTGGCTGCTGGCGCAGAACGAGACGCTCGAAAACCAGATCAAGCGCGCACTCGATCACTGGACGGACGGGCAGGAATTGGGCGTCTGGGCCAAGTTAATCACTGGGATCG